GGCGAGGGCGCGGAGTGTCTTCGCCAGCCATTTCCGGCTGTCGAACCCGTGCAGCGCGCCAAACATGTCGTCGGGCGGGCAAACGAGAATCTCGCGGCCGGTTTTCCACGGCGCGAGCCGGAGCCCGAGGGCTTTCAACCGCTTGCCGTCACTTTGTCCGCAGCCGCCATGCTGATAGGCATCCCGCGTGATCCTGTAGAAGCGGAAGCGGCCGAAATAGGCATGGTCGCCGTAATACCAGGTCCGGCCCTCGGCGCGGGCGCGCGCGAGAATGTGCCAGACATGCGGCGAGCCGAACATCGCGATCGGCCCTGTTGCGTGCCGGGCTCGAAAACACACTCTGCCCGCACATCCTGCCGCGAAGGCTTCGGCGAAAAGCGGCGATGTCCTCTCGCCCCTCACGGCATAGACGGTGACCGGCGTCACCGCCAGATCCTGATGCTCGCGATGAGCCGTTCGGCCGACAATGGAATCGTCGTGACGATCTCACCGACCGCGACCGGCGAGCGGTTTTCATAAAGATGCTGCGTCAGGATCAGCACGGCTGCCGCCGCCGCCGGCGGCTGCGCAAGGTTCGGATCGGCGGGGCTGTCCTCTGCCCCTGGGATGTCGTAGCCGGCATCGAAGCCGATCCGGACACCGCCCTTGTCCCGTCCGAGCACCGGCGCCGAAAAGGACGAGTCGAACATCACCGTCGCACCGAACTCCGAATATTCCCAGTCCCAGTCGTCGCCCGAGAGCGTCTGCTCGTCGCCGGCCTCGTCGATATAGGACACCGACAGCACGCTGCGAACCGGCGCGACCGGCAGTTCGATGTCGCCGCAAGGCCATTCGTCGAGCCGCCACTCGTACACGGTCGGCGCGAGCGCTCTGGTCGTCGATTTCTCGACCGTCTGCACGGCAGCCCGGATATAGGCCGCGAGCGAGACGTCGTCATCGTCATGTTCGACCTTGCAATGCTCCTTCGCGAGCGCAAGGGACACCGGCAAATCGGTGCTGGCCTCGACGATTCTCAACATGGTGCGATCCCGAAATGCCGGAGAGCGGCGGAAAGTGTCATTCGCCTGTAGGCCGTCAGCGCCGTCCAGCGGCTCACATTCACGACATCGATGCCGCGCGCGGCGAGTTCGGCGGCGGCGCCATCCATGACGGCGCGCCAGCGGCGCATATTCGCCTCGTTCGGGTTTGCCAGTCCCCGGCCATGCGGCCCGTGCCAGTGAACGCCGTTTTTCATCTGCATGTCGAAGCCGGTAAGGATGATGTTCGAAGCGCCGGTCTGGGCGACGAAATCGAGCATCTGAAACCCGGAATTGCCGCCACTGCCCACGGTTCCTGGACGGGTGCTGACAAGCCGGTCCTTCGTCCGGTCGACCTCGATCGTCAGGAGTTCCGGGAATTCGGCCTGCATTTCCCTTTCTTCTCGGAGAGGCAGGCGGTTGCGGAGTTTAAGCCCGGCGAACGCTTCATAAGCAGGACGGCCTTCGGCGCTGCGCCACCAGCCAGCATCGCACGCATAAAGAACATCTGCCTGCGGGACGAGCCGCCAGCTGCTGTTGATGACGACGCAGCGGCAGGAACGGGCAGCGGCTTCAAGGCCGGGCGTGCGCGCGGCGCTCGGACCGGAAGCGACGATCAGGACGGTTTGGCCGCGCCAGGCTCCAAAGGGAGGTCACCCTTGCCTCCGGTGCCAGTCTTCCGGCTCCCGGCCTCTCCCTTCATTGCCCCTTTACCATCGGGCGCGATGGTCTTGTTCCCGGCGCCCGGTGCCATCTTGTTTTCGGGAGCGGGATTCTCCTTGCCCGGAAGGGCGGGGGCGGCATCGGGCGCATCGCTGGCGAGCTGCCGCGACAGCAGCGCCTGCCGCCGCTGCTTGTGGGTCACCAGGAGATCACCCGGCAGAACATGGCCGTTAGCCCGGCGGCTTTCGCCCGGCTGCCCGAGAAAGGATTTCACGGCGATCAGCTTGTAGGTCTTGTCCATCGGCATCATCCTTGCCTGAATTCTGGTGGTGAGGGAGACAAACGGGGACGCCGGAGCGCCCCCGCTCATTCTCCCGGCTGGGCTCAGTTCGAAGCGAGCGTCAGAGCCCCTTCGACCAGCGCCTTCGGACGGTAGATCACGAGCGTCAGGCGCTTTTCCGCGAGGATCGTCACCATGTTTTTCGTGAAGTTCGACGCATGCTCGGTCGAGATCTCCACCAGGGCGTCTTCCCGGTCGAATATCTGCGCCGCCATGTTGAACGCGCCGGTAAGGAAGCGGCCCGCGGTGATCGCGACCGTATCGACGACGGGCGCGCCCCACAGCACCTTGCCGGCGAGGCCGAGCGGGTTTGCCATGATGTAGCGATTTTCGGCGTCCTTGGTCAGCTCGATCTCGGCCCAGTCGGTCGGATGCATGACCACGCCGCTCGCTTCGTATTCCGCCAGCCGCACCTGAAGCATCGCGAGACGCAGCGTGTCGATCTTTGTCGGCGAGGCCGGCGTGAAAGCCGGATCGAAGTCGGTGGCGTTGGGGATCAGGCCATTGAGGTTCTGTCCCGTGCCGTCGCCGAGCAGCAGCTGGTTTTCCTCGACCAGGTCGAGACCGTAGCGCAGGCGGCCGTCGATCTGCGACTGCAGCTGCGGCGCATCGTCGAGAATTTCCTTCGTCGCATTGATGTGATGCGCGATCTTCCGGACATTCTCCGTTTCCAGCGCATAGGTGATGTTGGACTCGGGCTTGTCGCCGCCCTCCGACACCATGGCGGCGGCATTCGTGAACACATTCTCGCGCACGAACTCGATCGAGGCTGCCGCCGTCCGGCCCGGCATGCAGAGCTGCCGGATCGTGAAGCGGCGGTTCGGCTCCTGCACGATGCCCGGCTGCCGCTGCGGCTCGAGCAGCGTGCCCGCGGAGGCGGTCAGGGAGCTGATCGACTTCACGTCGAGGCGGCAGACGCCCGACTTGCGCTTGGCGAATTCCTTGAATTCGTCATGCTCGATCACCTGATAGCCGGCGCTTTTCGCGCCGCTCTGTGCATCGCCGGCGGGGCGGCGGGCAAGCTTCTGCTCCATTTCCTCGACACGCGCCTTGAGCGCGTTGCCATCGGTGAGCAGCTCGTCCAGCGTCTTCTTCGTCGCCTCGTTGAACTGCCCGTGCTTGTCGAGCTTCTCGTTCATCGACTTGGCGAATTCACTGACCTGCTCGCCATTCTGCTTGAGCTGGGTCTTCAGACCGTCGAGCAGCTTGGCGACTTCCTCGCCGCCGCCGGCGTTGCCGCCGCCGTCCTTGCGGCCATATTCGCGCGCGGAAATGATGTCCCGCGAAGGCATGTGCTTCGTCATGGTTCCGTCCTTCGGAAAAGATTTTCAGGAAAGGGACGAGAGGTCGAGCTTGGCCGCCGTCAGCAACTCGCTGAGGCTGGTCTTCAGACCTTCGTCGTTTTCGCCCGCCGCGCCCGCAGCATCCCGCTGGAGCATTGACGCATAGCCCTGGCTGGCGATCGCCTTGGCCTGCGCGTGAGAAAAGCCTTCGTCCCGAAGGACCCTCTCGAATTCCCTGAGTGTCGGCAGCGCGCCATGCGCCAGTTTGAACTTGACGGCTTCGACGCGCGCCTCGTCATTGGCCGGGAAGGTCACAAGCGAGACCTCCTCGAGATCGAGCTTGGTCAGCGTCCGGATGCCGGTCTTTTCGTCGTAGGAGGATTCGCGAACCCAGTAGCCGATCGACAGGCCTGTCACCACGCCCGCTTCCATCAGTGCGTAGGCTTCGGCGGCGCGCGCGATCTTGTCCTTGAGCAGGAAGCCTTCCAGATAAAGGCCCCGCTCGTCCTCCTCGACCTTCTCGTAATAGCCGAGCGGTTCCGCGGAACGGTGCTGCCAGAGAACCGGCAAGCGCCGCTTCGTCGCGGCGCGCTCGGCGAGCGTTTCCGTGAAGGCGCCCGGCGCGACGATCTCCTGGTAGCTGTCGACGACGCCGAAAACGGAGCCATAGCCCGTGAACTTGCCGTTCTCGGCGAGCGCCTTGATGTCGAAATTGAAATCGGCGACGCGCAGCGACCGCGCGCTTTTCGACTGAAAAATTTTCATTCGGCCTGCTCCATGGTCTGTGCGCCGCGCCGCGCGGCTTCCTGTTCGCCAACCGCCGTAGCGATCATCGCGACGATGGCCGAACGCATCTGTTGTTCCGGGGACGCCGCCGCGCCCAGCGTATCGAGCGGCACCAGCGCGCCCTGCGCCAGCAGCCGGTCGCCGCCCGCCAGCGGCGGCTGATTGTCCATCGCCCGCACTTCGTTCGGCGTCCAGCGGCT